CGACGCCGGGATTGCCCGTGGCGCCGACAGTACTGCCGCCAACGCCGCCGGCCCCGCCCGCGCCGACGACCACAGTCTCGGTCGAGTTCAGTTGGTTCGCGTCAATGATGCCGAACCAGAAGGTCGAACCAGCGCCGCCAGCCCCGCCACTGCGGGTAGAGCCTGAAGTGTTGAAGCAGCCAGCACCACCGCCGCCCCCCCCGCCCCACAAGTAGACGAAGACCACCTTGGCGCCCGCAGGCTTAGTCCAGGTAAACGTACCCGAGGTCGAGGACGATCCGAAGGCTTGGATGTCGCACCCGCCACTGCCGCCACCGCCGCCAGATGTGGCCCACGTAAAATCCCATGAGGTCGCGCTTGCCTTGGCCAGCACCTGGCCCGTTGTGCCGCCGGCGGGGACGAGCTTCGACGCCGGCTCCACGGCCGCCGTGCCAAGCCCGAGGTTCGTGCGGGCCGTCGAGGCCGTGGCAGTCAGTTCCGAAAGGTTGTTCGCCGTGGCGAGCTTCGCGTCGAGACTTCCTTGGAGATCTACCTGCGCCGAGAGCGTGCCGGTGATGTCGCCCCACGCCGTCGAGGTCACAGGGGTGACGCCGCCCACGTTGACCACCCAAGCCGAGTAGGTGCCCGACCCGGTGTGGTGGTTCACGTCCACAGTCATCGCACCCGTGCCCGAGTTATAGGTCAGCACCTCGCCGTGCATGTGGTTCGACGAGTCGTAGGAGATCGTGACGTTCTGAGTCGTCGTGTACGAGAGGCCCGTGCCCACAGTCAGGGATTTGGCGCCGTTGCCGATGGTCAGCGAGGTCGTCGAGCTCGTCAGGTAGCGGTCCCCGGGGACGATGGTCGCCCAGGTCGTGTCGTAGTTCGTGCCGCTCGCCTTCTGGAGGTACTGCCCGGTAGTGCCGCCAGTAGCCACGCCAGGGCCAGCAGGGCCGGTAGCGCCCGTCGCACCCGTCGCCCCAACGTCGCCGCGCGGGATCGTGAAGTTGAACACCGCCGCGTTGGTCGTGCCGGCGTTGACCACCGAGGCCGAGGTGCCCGGGGCTCCCGTCGTCGTGGTGCCCGCCGTGGCCGTGGCCGCCGTGCCCGCAGGACCTTGGCTGCCCGTCGCACCAGTCGCACCCGCAGGGATGCCGAAGTTGAAGACCGCCGCCGAGGACGTGCCCGCGTTGACCACAGTGGCCGACGATCCGGGCGAAAGGGTGGAGGTAGTCCCCACCGCGATGGTCGCCGCGTTGCCCTGGGCGCCAGGGGTGCCGAGCTCGACGGAGAGGACGGCCGGCGCCGTGCCGAGGACAGAGAGGGCCAGGGTGCTGTCGCTCCCCTCGACCTCCACAGTCAAGGAGCCCAGGACCAGCGAGGAAACGGAGATGGAGGACATGGGTTAGTTCGTCACCTGGTCGATGACAGTCAGACGGAAGGTGTCGGAGTAGAAGGTCGTGCCGCCGTAGACGAACTTGATGTCGCTGCGGGCGCTGCCGAGGGCGAACTCCGCCGTGGTCGTGGCCGGCAGGGTGGCCACAAAGGACAGGCCGTTGACCGCCATCGTGATCGTGCAAGGGTAGACCACGCCGGCCGAGTCGATGATGTCAGAGGTGACAGTCGTGGTCAGCAGGTTCGCGGGGCCGCCGGCCGCCGGGGTGTAGGTCACAGTCCCCGAGTAGGTCGTGCCGCGCTTGAAGGTCACAGTGTTGCTCATCTTCTTAACCTTGGACGGGGGTTAAACGACGATTTCCGCCGTAGCCCCAGACGAGTCTTTTGTATAACCAGACCAGGCGCCGTGCCAGTCCGTCAGCTTGTCGTCGTAGTATGGGGTGCCTGCCCAGATGGGCGGGCCGTCCTCCCCGATGTAAGGGAAGTCGCCCTGGTAGTTGACGGGATAGGGCATGGTGAATTGCCCAAGCATGAACTGCTGGACTACAAAGGTGTCGCCCTCAAAAGTCAGGTCGGCCACTAGGTAGCGTTGGCAGTTGTAGTTGTACGGGAGCAGCTCACCGCCAGAACTGAAGTTGATTGTCGAAGTGCCGCCCGGTGTCTCGACGTCAAGGATGGTTCGCGGCAATAGGTTGCGCACGATGATCTGGTCGCTGGCTCCGTTGAAAAACCTGCTCTTGGTATCCGCGTCGGAGTCGTCCGCAAAGATGGCCAGATAAGGCACAATTGGGGACTCAAGGTTTGCGCAGCCAATAAGGCACACCTTCCAGTTGTCTGACCCGCCTTCGACGCTCGCCGGCTGAATCTGCACGTATCCGCCCAAGTCAACCAGGGGGCTTTCCTTGGACTCGGTAAAAGGCCCGGTTGTCTTGGAGCCGTCTGGGAAGCAGAAGTACTTACGGACCTCACCCTGAAAACTGGCCTGTACGAAGGGGTCGGCCGCCCGATACCCTAGCCAGTGCACGAACCCCTTGCGGCACTGCACCCCGTAGCCAGCCCCCGTCTTGATGACAGTGACGCGGAACTGCTCCGGGTCGCCCGCGAGCTGCGGGTCGTCGATGGCCAGGGTGATGCCGGCCTGCCCGGTGGTCAGATTGTAGCCGACGCCGGGTTGCATCAGAGGAGCGGGTGCACCGCAGTCACCCAGCCTTCCGCGTTGAAGCGGATGGTGTAGTTGATTTTCTTAACGTTCAGGCCGAAGTCCTCGAAGTTGACGCTGGCCAGGAGGAGCTGCGGGAGGGCGGCGCCGGCGCCGATCGGCGTGCTTTCAAAGGTCGCCCCAAGGTAGTCGGGCAGAAGCTGAGGAAGGTTGCCGCCCCAGTCGTTGGTGCTGGAGGAGCGTCCCACCGCGTCCTTCATGTCTACCACCACGTCGCTGTCGGTGGTGTAGATGACGCCGGAAAAGCCCGTCTGCGGGGCAAGGTAGGACTTGCGGCCGTAGTAAAGGGGGTACTGCGGGTCGAGGAAGCCGACGAATTGGCCACCCGTCTTCTGGGTGAAGTGCGCCCCGTTCTCGCCCTTGTACAGGGTCGCCGCGTCGCTGGTCTTCGCCTTGAAGGTGCTCGCCTCGTAGATCGGGGCCGTGGCCGTCCCGGTGCCGACGCCGGCGATGACCTCAGCGCCAATGGTAGCTTCGAAAAAGTTGGGGTGCGTCTCGATGCCTTCGCTCGTCGTGCTCACGGCGCCGCTGACGTTCGGGGCCGTGATGTCGTCGGCCGCGTAGCCGTCATCGCTGATGCCCACGTAGTCCGCCGTGATGGTGCAAATGCTGTTCTTCCCATGCGTGACCTCGATGTTGTTGCAGGTCATAAACGCCGAGTAGGTGGCGTCGGGGTGGGCGTCGCCTCGCTTGATCAGGCCGTTCAGCGCCGCGCCCGTCATGGACTTGTCCAGGAGGAAGGTGCACTTGCCCGTCCAGAGGCCGTAGCCGTCGTCGCGGATGCTGTAGCCAGCCTGCAAAAGCAGGGTGGTCAGGGTGTTGCCTTTGTTGATGTAGGCCATGGGTTAGACAGTTTTGGTGTAGTCCTTGTAGTTGACCTGGGAGGCCATGCCCCCCGTCGTGTCCTTGGTGAAGTCGCCCGCCCCGCCGGCGGAGGCCGCGATCACCGCCAAGTACTCGTTGGCCTGCTTCTGCAGCTCGACCTGGGCGTTGAGGATGTTCATCTGCGGGGAGTTGCCGATGCCGAAGACGCTGTTGTCGCCGGTAAAGACTCCGGGCGGGGTGGCGCTCTTCTTCTTTTCTTCCTCCGTCTTAGCCTTTTCGGCCGCAAGGGCTTTCTTCATGTCCTCCTGCACGATCTTGAAGACATCCTCCTGCACCCTTTTAAGCATAGCCAAGTTAGACTCAGAGATTGCCGGGGCGCCAGTCTCGATGTTAACCCCAGCGTTGCGCATGTAATACTCCTGGCCACGGGGGTCGCGCTTCAGGAACTCCTCGGTGACCACGCGCTTAGCCAGTTCCGCCTTCTTCTGCTCCTCCTCCGTGCGGATGTCCACCTGCAGCTTCTGGGCCATGTAGCGGGTGGTCTGGTCAACGGGGGACTTGTTCACGTCCTCAAACTTGATGCCGGCGGCGAAGTCCACCGCATCCTTGGCGTCCTGCCGCGCTTTCTCGATGGACTGGCTGATGAAGCCGATTGCCTCGCGGATGAGCACCATCGGCGCAAGGAAGCCCAGGAACAGGTCCTTGCCGATCTCGGTGAACTTCTTGCCGATGGCGGCCGTCTGCTTATCCAGTTCCGACATGGCCTTCTTGGCCTTCTCGGTCTGCTGCGGGACGTCGGACGTGCCCTTGATTTGGTATTCTACGACTTGGGCCATGGGTAGGTCTTCAACCTTGGGAAGTCGTAAAGGCCGCCATGGCCTCCTCCTCCTCGGTGGTCATCACGTTGACCTCGACCCCCTTGAGCCCCGAGAAGGCCGTGCTCATCCAGATGGCCTGACACTCGGGCATCTCCCACGCCCGCTTCTCGTCGATGCCGTTGGCGATCAGGTTGGCCACCACGTTGATGGCCCAGGGCATGCCCGTGCCGGTGGCCTTCTTGCTCTGGTCCGTCTCCCAAAACTTGGGCCAGTGCCCTTCCAGCATGTAGGTGCGGAAGTCTTGCGCCGTCTTGATGAACAGGTCGTCATCCCTCTGCAGCCTGACCAGCGCCGCCCGGTCTTTGCCCGTCACGTCGTCGAGGGGAAGCTCCGCGCACGTCTTGATGGCGGCCAGCAGGTGCGAGAGGGTCATGTCCCCAGGCACCACGTACGGCGACCCGATGGCGTGCAGGCGCACGCGGTACTTCAGGCAGAAGGGGTAGACGACATAGCCCAGGATGTTAACCTGGGCCGGGTCGGTAAAGGCGTTGATGAAGCGGGCGTCCATGCCCCTACGCTTTAGGCGTAGGAGGCGATGGAATCAAGCTGGCGGAACTTGATAGAAACCCGGACGAAGTCCTTGTTGCTGCCCTTCTCCGAGACGGACTCGACCACCCCGTCGATGGTCTGGGCAACGCCCACGTCGGTCTTGGTCTTGATGGTGATGGCCGCGCCGATCTCCGGCATGTCAGTCGTCTTGGCGATGCCTTCCACAGTGCCCGTGCGCTCAGGGTTGTCGTAGCGCAGGGTAACGGTCTTGCCGTCCTCGTCGGGGGCCTTGTCGTTCAGCTCGAAAGCCTTATCGACGCTGACGGACTGGCAGAGGAAGTTGGAGATGCCCGTCTGGACGGCCACCCCGAAGAGTACAGTCACGCCTTTGAGTACAGCAGCCATAGGTAGTTCTTAACCTTGGGCGGGTGGTCAAGGCGCTAGGACGCACACCACCGAAAGGCGCAGGACAGTGGCCCACGCACCCGTCTGCTCGTCCAGCCCCTGATCCTCCGAGACCACAGTCACGTCGTAGAGCAGGGCGTCGCCCTGGGTGGAGAATTGGGAGGTCATCGCGGTGAGGTCGGCCAGCGTGGCGACCATCGCGGCGGCCCGTGCCCGGTGGGTGGTCAGGGTCACGTCGTTGGCGTTGTCGTGCAGGACGCAGCGCACCTGGCAGTCGTAGTTGCCCAAGCCGTCGGGCAGGCCGGCGGGGGTGTTGGCCGAGTCGCAGACCACGACCACCTTGGGCATCACCGCGTCGGCCGTGCTGTCGCCCGGGTAGATGTTCACGCCCGTGAAGGTCGCTTCGGCCTGAAGCATGGCGACGAGGTTGCCCTCGACGATGTGGCGGATGGAGGAGGTGCCCATAGGTTAAGTCTTTGCGTTGTTGTTGAAATCGTCCACGTCCTTCTTCAGGCGGCGGGCCAGGTCTAGGTGGATTTGCTTGTAGCGCAGGCCGATGACTGTGGCCTTCACGTCCGCCTCGGTGCTGACGTTGTTCATGTCGGCGATGCCGTTCCCGATGATCAGGTTGAGGTTGGACGGGGTTTCGTTAAAGTTGAAATACCCAGCATTGCCGGCGTGGACCTTGATGTAGTTGGCGATGCCACCCGTGCCAAAATTCGTCTTGCCCTCGCGCGAGGAAGGCTTGGGCAGGCCCATCAGAATCTTATACCAGCCAGCCTTCAGGCGCCCGACCATGGGGGTGCGGCTGGCGATGTACTCCTGGATCTCCGCGTCCGTCTCGACGAGAATTTTGTCGCGCCAGTTGGTCAGGGGCTGGAAGGGCTTCCCGTTCTGCTTGAAGCGGCCGCCGGCCTTTCCCAAAAGCATCTTGTGCACGGGGCGCAGGTCGCGCTGGTAGCCCAGGGTGCCGTACTCCGTGCTGCGCAGCTGGGAGCGGTTGAAGTAGTTCTTAGCCTTCTTGAAGGCCCGCTCGTCGTCGTAGTCGTTTGCGATGGCCTGCAGCACCCGGGTGCCGCGCTTGAGCGCCGTGCGGGCTGCGCCGTCGAGCAGGGCACGAAACTCCGCCGGGTTGCCGTTCCTGGTCGAGTAGGCCAGCTTCTTGCTAAGGATGAGCAAAGGGGCGATGCCCTTGCGGTTGTCGGCCGCCACGTAGATCTTCCGCACGTCCGCCGCGATGGCCCGCTTGCCAGCCTTCTCGCCCGTGACAGTTAGGCCACCCTTGCCGCCGGCGCCCATCGGGGGCGTTAGCATGATGGACTCGCGGCACATCAGGGCGGCGTTCTTCAGGCCGATGTCCCGGATAGTCTCGCGGCAGGCATAGGCGTACCGGGTCATGGCCTCCTGAAACTGGGCCATGCTCTTCGGGCCGACAGTTAGCCGGACGCTAATCACTGGTTAAGCAGGATGACCTGCAGAGTCACCCAGGCGCTCGGGCGCTTGTGGGTCTGGCTGATGATCCGCAGGCTTTTCCCGTCCACGGCAATTACTTTGCCAATGCCTAGGGAGGGGATGGGCTCCTGCGAGACGACGATGGCCGCCGATGCCCCATTAGACCCATCTGGGAGGCTCCAGGAGGCCGTTGCGGCGGGGATGCGGACAGAGTGCTGGGTCCGGTCCACAAAGCCCCCCTCCTGGAAGGACTGCGTCACCATCGGGTCGGAAATCAGGCACTGGAAGGTGATGGCCCCCGCGTTGCACGACCCGGACACCCCGAAGTCGGCCACCATCAGCTTGGCGTCGTCGAGAAAGGTGCCGTCGTCGTAAAGGCTCATGTTCGTCTTAACCTTGGGATGAGGTCAAAAAAAAGGGGCCCCCGTTAGGGAGCCCCAGTTGTCGCCTTGCCGGCCGATTAGGCGGACAGGACGCGCTTGAGGTTCGCGCGACCCTTGGCGGCGCCCATGCGGATCGCGGCGGTCAGGTAGAGGATGCCGCCCGTGTACTCGGACTCGACCATCACGGAGAGACCCGAGAGGGACGACACCGCGCTGTTCGGGGAGGCGGACCAGACGGAGCCCATGCCGATGCAGATGGCGTCCTTGGAGGCGGCGAAGCCGACGAGGTTCTCGCCGTTGGCCGGGAGCCCGGCGTACTGCAGGACCTGCAGGGTGCCGATGCGGCCGACGATGCCCGTGCGGACGACGCTGTTGTCGCCCTGGGTGTTGAACGCCGAGGTCAGCTTGGCGTCCTTGCGGAGCGCGCCGATGTAGGACGAGTTCAGGACGAGACCACGCTCGGCCGGGGCTTCCAGGTTGTCGAGGAAGGTGTCGAGGTCGACCACGTCGTTGTAGTCGAAGTTCGCGGCGGTGATGACTTCGTTCGCCGAGTAGTTGGCGTTCGTCACCAGGGCGGCAACGGTGGCGTTGACCTTCTTCACGATCTTGGCGGCGGCCTCTTCGCGGAAGGCGTTGATGATGCCTTCGGCACCCCAGGCGGCGAGCTCGGAAGCGTCGAAGCCACGGGTGGCGTGGAAGTGCTGGAGGGTGACGGTCGCCTTGGTGACGTCAGCGTCGCCGGTCTGGTGGTAGCCGCCGGAAGCCTTGTCGAAGGTGATCGCGTCGTCGCCGGCCACGAAGGGCACGTCGATGGTGGTGCCGCGGTCTTCCGTGGACTGGGCCATCGTGGTGAAGACGTCGAGGACGGGGAGCTTCGGGCGGAGGTCGGCGACGATGATGTCGGCGAGAGCGGCCGGAGCGATGTTGAAACCGGAGTTAGCCATGTGTTTTAGGTATTATGGATTAGGGATGAATTAGGGGGAAATTACTTGAGGCGGCCGAAGAGGATGGCGGCCTTGTGCTTCTGGAGGAAGGCCACGCGCTCGGCGCCGGCGGGCATCGCGGCGTACTGCTCGCGGAGCTGCTCGACAGTGGCGGCGGGGGCTTCGACCTTCTCGGCGGCCACAGGGGTCGTGCCGGTGAAGGCGACGATCTCGGCGGCCTGCTTGGCGGCGGAGACGTGGGTGGCTTCTAGGGCGGCGACCTTCTCGGCGAGGGCCGCGACTTCGGCGGTGAGTTCGCCGATGCGGGCGTCCTTCGCGGAGATGTCGGCCTTGGCGGCAGCGAGTTCGTCGGCGGCGCCGACAGTCAGCTTCTCGACAGTGGCACGCAGGTCGTCGCGCTCAGTCGTGAGGGCGAGGGCAACAGTGCGCAGCTCGGAGAGTTCAGCCTCGGGAGTCAGTTTGCTCATGTGTTCTTAAACTTGGAGAAGTGGTCAAAGGTCAGAAGGCGGCGAGGGCTTCCTCGAAGGAGTCGGCCAGCCCGGTGACGAGCCCCAGGCGCACGGCCTCGCGGCCCGAGAAGGTGCCGCCGGTGAAGGCGTCCTGCGAGACGTTGACGCGGGTGGCCTTTACGGACTCCTGGAAGTCTTGGGCGATGCCATCGACCTGGCGCTGGAGGTCGGCCACTTGGGCCTCGGTCAGGGACGTGCCCTCGATGCCCGCGCCCTTGAGCGGGGACTGGCTGGACTTGATGACCACCATCCGCACGCCGGCGTCGGCGTAGGCTTTCGAGTAGTCGGGCACGACCATGTAGACGCCCACGGAACCGATGGACCCGGAGGGCATCGCGACGAAACGATCGGCGGCGGCGGCCAGCCACAGGGCGGCCGAGTTCGCTTCCTCGCCGTAGGCCATCGTGGGCTTCTTCATCCGGCGCATCTTGTTGGCGAGCTCAGGCACGCCGGCGACAGTCCCGCCAGGGGAGTTGACGCGGAAGGCAATCTTCTTCACGGCCGGGTCGGCCTCCATCTCGTCGATGGCCTTGGAGATGGCCAGCACGTCGGACGCGCCCAGCATGCCCTCCAGGGGCGAGATGCCACGGCCAATCGGGCCGTCAATCGGGATGACGCCCTTGCCGTCGGGGGTGACGTAAGCCTCGGGGCGGGCGCCCAGGAGCTTCGACAGCACGTCGCTGAAGCCGTACTTGTCCAGGCGCGCGGCGTAGTCGGCGGCCTTGGTGGGGTCGATAAGCAGGGGCTCGAGGCCCTTGAGTCCGTTGGAGAAGATGAGGCGCATGGGTAAAGTTTATTCGGTAATCTCGTTGGTGTCGTCCTCGGGGACGGCGGAGGTCTTGGACTCCATCTCATCCTCCGCTTCGTCTTCCGCTTCGTCCTCGGCCTGATCCTTGGGGCTTTCCTCCGCTTCCTTGGCGGGGGCCTGCATGTTGGCGAAGCGCTGCATGGCCTCCTCAAAGGCCACCTTGCCGCCCGTCGCAGAGGTCACTTCCTTGGCGAAGAGGATGTCCTCCACCAGTTCGGCGAAGGTCTTGCGGAAGTCGCCGCCACGCTTCTTGGCGATCGCGGAGAAGGACGTCAGGCCGGCACGCAGGTCCTCGCGGTCGTTCGCGCTGTCGCGGCCGTTGTCGATGCTCGGGGATTGGGGAACGCTGAACTCCACGTCCGCCCAATTCGGGTCGTCGGGAAGTTCGCCAGCGGCGATGGCCGAGCCGATGCGCCACTGCCAATCGGGGATGAGGTAGCAATCGTGCAGCATGCACTGCTTGTCGCCGACGTAGCGGTCCGCCTTGCCGAGCACCATCCGCACCAGGGCGGAACCCGCCTTGCTGCCGTCGTTCACCACCTCGTAGGGTAGGCCACCCGCCGCGATCATGCGGGAAAGCACCGCGTTGAACATCTCCATGCTCTGGCGCGGGAAGTTGGGGGCCACGCTCTTGAGGTCCTCCCCGGGCTCCAGCACCAGTAGCTTTCCGCCCATCTGGGAGCCGATGTTTCCAAGGTCAGAAGACGCGGAGCCGTTCAGGTCGGCCGCCATGCTGTCGTCGATGCTGCCGCCGTTCTTCGTCAGGACAGAAGGAATGTCGGTGACAGTCTTCGTCGCCCGTTTCTCCAGCTCGATGATCTCGGTCTGGTCCTGCATCGAGTTGAGGGCATGGGCCATCGGGGGCAGGCCGTGGGCGCCGCTCGCCCGCTTGAAGTCGGCGATGTGGAAATAGGTGCCGGCCTTCTTCAGCTCGTACTGGCCCTCTCCAAACTGCACCCAGATGCCGATGACCTCGCCGTACTTGCCGAAGACAAAGCCGTCCCAGGTATCGGTGTTGACCTGCTTGGGGTCCGTAGGACTGACCACCCGGTGGCCTTCGATGATTTGCGTGGTCGCCTTGCCCTGGGCGTCAGTCACCTTGAGGGCAAAGACCTCCCCGTCCACCGCCCAGGTGTTGACGATGATGCGCTGGAGCTGCTCGCCCGTGTAGCGCCCGGTGATGTCCGCCTTGCGCGTGGCGCGGTGGTAGTACTCTTCGTAGAGGCGGCCCTTGGCGGGGTCCTTCGCGTGGCTGGTGGGCTTGGAGCCGTCGCCGACCACGTACATGACCATGTCGTTCACGTACTGCACCATCGACGGGTAGTTCTTCTCGGCGTAGCGCGCCTTCTGCAGCAGGGACTGCCGATCGTATTGGCTTACGTCCTTGCGGGCGTCCTGCGGGGCCGAGCCGTACCAAGCGCGGCGGGCGAACGACATCCCCGCGTTCTGGAAGTTCGACGACCAAGCCTGCGCGGCCTTCGCCTTCGGGACGCCCTGGGCCCCGGCGGTGGGCTTCGGAACTTCGACGGCCTTGATGGTCTTCTTGCGGGGTGCCATAAATTAGAAGCTGCGGGAGTCCCAACGGACGGCCACGACAGAAGTCCGACGGAAGGCCGCGTACTGCTGCGGGTCGAGGTTGTACAGGGCGTAGCCGGCCTCATCCAACATCTCCTTGGGCGGCAATGCCCACTGCTTCGACACGCTCGACCCGGAGTCGGAATAGGAAACGACGTTCAGGCCCTGCGTGATCGCGGCCACGGCCTTGGCCTTGATGGCCAGCAGCTCGTCTTCCGTAAGTCCGATGAATAGTCCTTTGGCCATGGTCA